ATCTAGCGACCGTTGTCAAAGTCCTAAACGAAAGCCGCAAGCAATGACAGTCGAGATGCACTACGAGGTCCACGGACTCAAGCAGGCACTTTCTGAACTGTCCCGCGTGGACCGCCGTTTGCGTTTACAAATCACCAAAGACTTTAAGCAGCTGACCAATCCGCTGGTGGCTGACATTCGAAGTGAAATTCCAAAAGACCCACCCATTTCTGGTATGGGTCGAAAGTGGGTTACTCAAAGCGGCTACCAATTGTTCCCATGGAATGGGTCTGCAGCAATGACCATGGTCAAGCAAGCGGTTAGCGCCAAGAAGCCCAAGGAGTTTGCCGGCATCGTCCGCAACCTTGCGGTCTTTTCGGTCAAGTGGCAGGGCATGGCTAACACCGTGTATGACATGGCTGGCCGTCGCAATCGCAACGTGCTCGGTGATCGTCTTGCAGAAAAGCACGGCAAGCCCTCTCGCATTATGTACCCAGCGTTTCAACGCCACGAGGGCGAGATCCAGCAGGGCATGCTTGACATCGTGGAGAAGGTTGGCAACGCCGTAAACCGCAACCTGAAGGTAACTCCAAGATGAGCATCATTCTCAACATCGTCGCAGACGCAAACCTCAAAGGCATTAAGAGCGCCATTAAGGAATTTGAGAGCCTTAAGACCAATGGGGAGAAGGCGTCGTTTGCAATCCGCAAGGCAGCGCTTCCAGCTGCTGCCGCTGTAGCAGGTCTTGCCGCTGCAGGTCTTTCGGCTGCTAAGGCTGCGGCCGATGAAGAACTAGCCATGAAGAAACTGGCGACCCAGATCAACAACTCGACAAACGCGACGACCGCACAGATAAGCGCGAATGAGGCTTTTATCGGTCGCCTTCAGTACACCGCGGCTGTGTCGGATGATGAGCTTCGTCCAGCCCTGTCCTCGTTGGTTACGGCCACGCAAGATCTCCAGCATGCACAGCGTTTACTAGGCGTTGCACTAGACGTGTCCGCAGCAACTGGGATGGATTTGGGGTCAGTTTCTCAGGCGCTCTCCCGTGGGTTTTCTGGAAACATGCGGTCTCTCGCAGCATTGTCGCCAGAGCTAAAAACTGCAATTAAGAACGGCGCCGACTTTTCAGACGTGCTCAAGATCCTTGAGAGCAACTTTGGCGGGGCATCAGATGCAGCTGCTAACACTGCAGCTGGCGGTTTGAAAAAAATGCAGATTGCGCTTGATGATGCTCAAGAAACAATCGGCATGGCCCTAGTTCCCTACCTCGTCGAGTTTGCTGACGCTCTTGCAGGTGCTGCCAAATTTGTTAGGGAAAACACCCCGCTAGTAATTGCGTTTGCCATCGGTCTTGGCGGTCTCGCCACCGCGCTATTGGCAGTGAAAGCCGCAATGGTTGTTTACAACGCCATCGCTGCGATTACTACGGCAGCAAACACGGCTCTTGCTATCTCAGGTTTCGCCGTCCAGATTTCTACGGGTGTGGGTATTGCCACAGCCATTGCTGGCGCTGCCGCGCTTGTTGCTCTTGGAGTCACAATTAGAAACGCAACAAAAGCCCAGAATGATTATGCAAACGCGACCAACAAAGCAGCAGAAGAGACCGGCTACTTAAAGAATCAGATTGACAAGGCCCGTGAGGCTGCCGACAAGGCTCGCCAAGCTGAAGCAGCAGGCATTGCAGCAGCAGAGAAAGCAAAAGCCGCATCCGACAAAGCCAAGGCCGCTGCTAAAAGTTTGTTTGAGTCAACGAAGAAAGCAATCGAGGCAGGCAAGCAAGCGCTACGCGAATACGCCTCATCGCTCGCTGACGCGGTGCGTGGGTGGATTTCGCTATCAAGCGCCGTAAGCAGCGCCACCGACTCTGAGAACACCTATCAGGACGCTCTCAAGGAGCGCATGGACGCCTATGAGGAACTAAACAAACTCCAAGCCAAGGGTCTTTACACCACCGAGGAAATGGCTGCCGCTACCGAGCGCGTCGCCAAGGCAGAGGCTGGACTGAACACAGCGCAATCTCAGCGCACCAACTACTCCCAGCAGTTTGCCGAGCAGATTGCAGCAGCCAAGAAATTTGGCGGCCAACTTCAGCAACTTATCGCAGCAGGTCTTGGCAGGTCAGGGCTGGCCCAGCTCATGAACCTCGGACCCGTGGCTGGCTCTCAGGTCGCCGCTGATCTTCTTGCCGGCACTGGCGGGATGACAGTGGCAAGCCTGAACGCAGACCTTGGCGCCATTGACACAGCTGGTGAAGCGCTCGGCGGGGCAGCCATCGCTGGCGACATGTCTCTGCTTAATCAGGCTTCTGCCACTCGCTCTGGAAACACCATCAGCATTACGGTGACCAGCGCCGACCCTAACGCTGTAGTCGCAGCACTTCAGAAGTACGTCCGTACCTCAGGACCGGTACCTATTCGAATTCGCAATCCATAATGGGCACTCAAGTCCTTTGGGAGTTTCGCAACGTCGAAACAAGCACCGAGTTTACAGACGACGTCTTGTCTGCTTCTGTAAACATTGGGCGACAGACTTACATGGACGTCTACAACGGCGGCTCACTAATGGTCACCATCAACAACAACACCAACGCGGCTGCTGGTTTCCAAGTAAACAATCAAATTCAACTGAGAGACCCTGTGTCTGGATACTCGGTAATTTTTTGGGTTGATGAAATTCAGTTTTCAGATCATCCGGGCAACACGGGATTATCGACAGCAACAATTATCTGCTCTGACGCTGTAACCCGCTTAGGCCGTCGTCTCGCTACCAACGTCACGCTGACTCAAACAACAGCAGCTCTACAAGCCGAGGAATTAAACGAGGCGATGGAGCCGACTATCGTTTCAATTTCTGGCGTCTCTAATGGCTCACAGGTTTCAGCGACCACCTTCAGCGGTGCGCCCATGCAAAGAATCAATCAGCTGATTTCTACGGAGCGTGGAATCATTAGCAATTTTGGTACATCGATTGCATTTTTTTCGCGAACCGCTATTTCAAGTATTGGTGTCTCTGCCATCACCTTTGGTCGCACGAAATCGTCAACTCAAATCGGTTACCAAGAGTTCAACCGCACTGCACTTGGTCAGAACTTTATGAACAATGTGACCGTGACGCCTACTGGCGGCGCTGAGCAAATTGGAAAGAATCAGGAATCCATAGACCTTTACGGATCTAACTACTACTCGGTCAGTTCTGAAGATGCCACCAACGCACAAGCTTTGGGGCTGGCCGAGTGGCTTGCTAACTCCCAGTCTGATCCTTCGTCTCTGCGTTTTGAGGTGGGCTTTAATGACAGGTCTCAAACAGAAGCGGCAATGGATGCGTTCCCGTTTCTTCTGATGGAAGGTCTCAGGTTTCAAATGAATTGGCGCGTTCCTGGAGCAGTGTCTGACGTTTCGGTCGGTGTGATTATGGAGGGTTATTCGTTGTCAATCACCCCGAGCGAAACAGACTTTCGAATTTACTTTTCACCGATAACCCTTTATCAGTTCTTTACACTGGACTCAGCCACTCTCGGCGTCCTCAATACATCACGATTAGGTTGGTAAATCCATGGCAACACAATGGAACTATACGTTTACAGCTGGACAAGTTTTAACAGCTTCAACGCTTAATTCTTTGGGCGCACCTTTTGAAACATGGACACCGAACTTTCGTCCGGGTGCTGGCGGTGTGTGGTTTGTAACCAACACGCCATACGCCCGTTATGGCCGTATAGGTAAATTTGTTTTTGGTGAAGCATCGTTCAACATCACCTCTGCAGGAACAGGTGCAGGGTTTGTCCAGTTTGACTTGCCAATCGTGGCCCTTAACGGCAACCCCGGTGCCATCGGAGGAGGTCGAGAAGCAAATCTCACCGGCAACGCTTACACCGTTTCCAAAATCACCACATCAGTTGGGCAAATTGTTTTTTACAACAACGCGGCAACCGCTAATGGTAACTATTCCTATTCTTTCAACTTTTTTTATGAGGCTGTCTAATGAACGTCAACGATCTCGGTCTTGAGCCAACAGAGGACGAAGAAGTTCTTCGTAATCGAATCCGTTTTTATCGCACAATGCTGCTGACCGCATCCGATTGGGCCATGTCCGTTGATGCACCAACTGACAAAGCAGCGTGGCAGGACTACCGTCAGCAGTTGCGTGATTTTCCATCTGTTTGGACTATTGATGAAAATCCTGATTTTCCCCTGTCACCAATAGAGGCAACCCTTGAAGCGTCTTCTTCCGCTGCTAATTCTGCTGAGTAGCTGTGGCTACGACGGGTCATACCGTTACCCCTGCCAAGACCCAGCCAACTGGGACAGCGCAGACTGCAAGCCACCAATCTGCACAGCCTCCGACACCTGCACCACAGACATGCTCCCTAAGGAAATGAACGATGCCCCCATCAGTACGCCAGCACCCTGAAAAGCGACACACGCCCGAGGAAATCCACGCACGGCTTATCTTCATTATCGGCATCACACTGGCCGTCGTGTTTGCAACGTCCGTGCTTTCAATGCTGTACGCGCTCATCTTCATCACCCAGCCTCTAACGTCGCAGTCGCCTAATGACGCCGCTTTCATAGATCTCGTATCAACGCTGTGCGTATTTATGACAGGGAGCCTGGCGGGAGTCCTCAGTGCAAATGGTTTGAAGAGCCGTCCAAAGGAGCCAACCAATGCCTCGTAAGTATCCCTTTTACCCAGCGTGGGACGGCAAAAAAGCATCCCCCGTCACCGTCAAACTTATGGATCTCTGCAAGCGCCGCTGGGGGTTTACAAACCTCGGCATTTATGCCAATCGCCAGATGCGAGGCTCCAACAATCTTTCAGTGCATGCCACAGGTTTCGCCGTAGACATCGGCTACGGATCAGGCAAGGACGCCCGTGCTAAAGCGGTGCAGGCATGGGACTGGTTCTTAAAGTATTCCGAGGAGCTGCGTATCTGCGAGATACACGATTACGCATACAAGGACTGGGGTCGCGGGTACAGGTGTTCGCGCGGAGCTGGCGCCAAAGGGGTAAAAATTTTTACGGCCACAGACAATGCAGGCACACCCGGACCCACTTCTACGTGGCTCCACGTTGAGGTCTCTAATGACTGGGCCTCGGCGGAGGCTTTCGAGGCTGCTTGGAGAGCGCTACCCAAGCCATAGAACTCTTGCCGGCGACGGGACATCGCCCGCGAGATTAGGGGGTGGGGTCGATGTTTCTCCCCGATCCTGCCCCCGCCCCCTCGGGGTGCTTGACATGTGTTTACACGCTCGCTACTGTGTTTACACACGGGGTGCCCGCCCCACACACAAGGAGAAACACAATGCCAGAAATGGACACATTCCACGCCACAGTCCTCGAGGGATACTGGTGGGGACTTGACGCCTACGAAA